TCAGGAGCATTTCTGATTAACGCCACCGTTAAGAATCCACCCTTCAACAGCTTCACGAAGGTATGATTTGGGGTGGGTTCTGACTGGCTTCGGAAATCCGTGCCGTTTGGTATAGTTCCAGATTGTCTGACGTGATGAAACACCGAGCTTGTTCATCACTTCTTTCTCAGGAATCAGGCTGGTATCGGTCATCTTAATTCTCCAGGCAAAAAGAAACCGCCATATAGCGGATCTATCAGATATGTACATGCCTCATCGAGTGTGAGGCGGTGTGATTTCTTTATTTACACTCTTAATGTTTGTCAGTGAATGGTTTCTCCATCTCCATTAATGCCTTATTCATCTCATTTCGTAACTCTATAGCCATCCTGACGGCTTCAACCTGTGCAGGATGTCGGTTAATTGCTGGAGAATATCGTCGGGAGCGAAGGATTGAGAAAACAAAGATAATGCAAGCAACTATCTGAATTGCATTGCATATTATTGAGACAATGTGAATTGCAGCCATCTACTACCCCCAAAAAAACCGCCATCAGGCGTCTTGGTGTTCTTTCAGTTCTTCAATTCGAATATTGGTTACGTCTGCATGCGCTATCTGCGCCCATATCATCCAGTGGTTATAGCAGTCGTTGATGTCCTCTGCTTCGATAACCCTGTTGAATGGCTCTCCATTCCATTCACCTGTGACTCGAAAGTGCATTTATCATCTCCATAAAACAAAACCCGCCGTAGCGAGTTCAGATAAAAGAAATCCCCGCGAGTGCGAGGATTGTTAGTTGCGATCTGCTGCTGCCATGGTCATTACCATATCCACCCAATTTCACCAGACATGATTCTCGCAATCACTATCATCACCAAAGTGATAATCACAACTTTAACTGGCGGCATCATTCACCATCCTGCTCCGGCGGTTCTGGCAGCGGCATCCAGTCGGTTACATTGCGACTCTGTGTTTCGAAAAATTCATCACCATTGCGGACAATATCGAAAAACTCTCCGTCTCGATATTGCGCATAAAGAACGAATGCGCCATCACATAAAATAATTACGTGCTGACCATCATCTGGCATCCGCTCACTACAGCTTATCCAACCATCCGGAATTACCGGCGCTGACGGCGCTGCGTAAAGCGGTGTTATTTCTGCCCGAAAGTCACCTATTTCATGCAGTCGCACCCAGCGTTCGACTTCTGCTTTGTCAGAATACATAGTGGTGAATGTATTATATTCATTGTCAATTTGCGTGAAGGTTGCCTTCCATGCCACCGGCTCTGCTTCCAGCGATGTCAGTGCAATTTTTAATGCGGTAAGCATGTTGTTTTGATCTTCATTGAGTCCGAACGGTATTTCATCCCGTGCTGACTCAATGCTGGTAATCGTGTTCTGTAACCATTCTTTGGTAAGAGTATTCATAACTATTTCACTTTAATCTCAACGTTTCGCAGCTTTAGCTCTACTGGCAGGTCTGACTTTCCTGTTAATGCTAATGCGAGATTTTCAGGAGTAATGAGAGCAGTTATTGTTTTCCCCATCGCCAGACGAATAATCATTCGTATCTCGCAATCGTCACATGCTCCCGGTCGAACAATTGATATTTGTCCGTTCATCTCACTCTCCTTTGATGCGAATGCCAGCAAGCCAGTTTCTTATGCCGATATATTCAGCGTTCCTGAAACCACTTTTTACATATATAAATGGCAAGCGAAGATTGTGACCATTGACTGCCAGGTAATCTTTACAACCCTGTTCGGTGAAACAGCAGGTAACGAATTCATCAATATCTTTCACAGCAACGCGCCGCCACTTTTCTGGTGGCTCTCGAAAGTTTTCGTGAAGTAGTTCGAGACGACGACTTTGGCGTTTATTGGCTTCATTGCCATCTTCATCAACCCAGACAATCCGGTCATAGTCATAATCAGCATCAACAACGATTTCGCGCTTTTGATACACACAAAACATAGGGTCTGACGTTATTCGATTATCCTGTGTTCGAATATTTTCACCGATGATGCCAAACGAATCTGGTGCAGATTTTGTCTGCAACTCTTCGATACGTTCAGCCATCGCAGCACACTCTTCAAAGTTGCTTAATGCTTTTCGCTCCCATTCAGCGCATTGTTTTCTAAGCTCTGCAATCAGCTTGTCTTTGCCTTCCAGCTCAACGCGCAGCTTCCCTACCGTTAGCGCAATCTCCTCGTTCTCCTGGTCGCGGCGTTTTATGTATTGCTGGTTTCTTTCCCGTTCATCCAGTAGTGCCAGCACAGTAGCCGGATTGGCTGCGGCGATGAATTCAGCATTGGCCTGCTGTTCCATTTGGAAATCTTCATCGAAACCGCTTTCAGGATGCGCTCCTTCAATTCTGCAAATGGGAATATATCCAACAACGTCACGATGAATTAGCGCATCATCACAATCAAATCGGCTCTCTCCATATTCGAGCGACCACACCCCACACGTTGCTTTCTCTGCCTTTTCACGCAGTGCCTGATAGTCAATTTCGCTCACTGGTTGTCTCCTTTGCTGGGCCTTCTAACTTCTGAGTGGTTGTATCAAACTCAAACAACTTAACCACGTCATCAAACAGGACATAATCGCCATCAGAATCTTCAGTCATGTCAGCGCCACAATCCTGACCGCACGAGTCGCAACCTCCCATATCAAGCTCGTATCGCTTCAGGTTTGCGATATTTGATAAATTCAGCGCCAGTACAGCCAGGTCATAAACCTCTTCGGCAGTGACATCGCTGTTCAGTCCCATTTCATGGCGATATATGATTTTTTCTACTCGTTGTTTTGTGATTGTCATTTTTGCTAGCCTCCCTGTTCTTCCAGAAAAATACGCATAGTCTCAAGCATCTCTTCGGTGTCATACGGTGACAACTTGTCACGCAGGATGTGTTCAATGCTGTTAATGAACTTTCGGATTGCTTTGCGTTCAATTTCAGTCAGGAAAGCATCGGTGGCTGGGGTGTCTGATTGCATAGACTTTGCGCGATAGTCATTCCACCCTCTTGCATACATGGGATTAACTTGCACTCCATCTTTTACGCAATATGCCTGCCCTCCACGGTTGATAACCTTGATTTCGTCCATAGCGCCAGACTTCAGCCCCGCATTCTCCGCCGCCAGCGCCGAAAACTTCTCGTGTGCCAACTTAACAGCCGCATCAGCCTGCTTAATTGACTCAATCGCTTTCTGGTGGTCTTCGGACAGAGCCGAAATCTTGGCCTCCGCTTCAGCAAATTTACGCACCAGATATTCAGCGTTTGTTTCGTTAACCTTTAAATCTCGTGGGATGCATTTACCTTTCAGAAATCCATCCATCTCAATTAGTGACATTTGTTTCATTTCTTCCCACTCCGCCACATCGCATTCAGATATTTGTTTTGATTTACTGATGGAAAAGAATTTCTCTTGAGCAATTCCTCTCTCGATGGCATTGGCTTTACGCGTTGGCGAATAATCATTTCTGCCGGAAGAATGCCGGGATTGTATGCAAGTCCTCTCATGGTAAATTCCTCAGTCATTACTGATAGCGCCATAGCGTGAGCGGTAATTACGCAGGCGCGGGTCAATTTCAGGGAAGTGGGTATATGTGGCTTTGCGGAATGGTCGGATTGATGTCTGGTAAATTCGCTCGCGTTCTTCTTTCTCTGCAAGCCATATACAATGGCGAAATTCCTTTTCCTCTTTCGTTTCCTGCGGTAGCGACATTATTCGATCGTAGTTTTTTCTGAATTTATCCAGCACCTCCGATACGGAATTGCCGGAACAGCGGCGCGCGTCATCCGCACCATACAGAGGCGCTGGCATGATTTTCTCCTGATTAAATTGCGTGAATAGCGTGACGAGGGAAGGGGAGAGTTACTGGTTCCTCGTCTGGGTAGATAGGTTTGTTATGTTTGTGCCACTCGACATGACATGACTTGCAGAGCCACATCACATCGGTTGGTTTGCTGTAGTCGCAGTGGTGCGCCTGTGGTTTACATTCTGATCCGCAGCACTCACATTGTGGTGGTCGGATTAGCTTACCGTCGCGCAAAAAATTACCCACGATGATGTGGGCTTTTCTTTTCCATGGGTTGCTCTGAATGAACCGCTTTTTGGCTGCGTTACACCGTTCTCTGCCGCGTTCCGATGATTGATATTCTCTCCTTGCTGATACTCGATGTGGCAATCCCGCGCGCTCTTTGTCGTATTCAGCCAGGCAAGCCCGGCAAGCGGCAGTTAATCCATCTCTGGATGCTCTTCTGATTTGAAAGTCCTTTTCTTCCTTCTGTTGATGGCATCTTGAGCAGATTTTCATATTCAGCTCCTAGAACGGAATATCCGAATCGTCGAAGTTCATAGGTGGTTCGCTGTGATTTCCCTGCTGCAGAGGTTGCTGTCTTTGTTGCTGACCGTTATTTCGCTGAGGTGAAGACTGTTCATTGCCTCCTTGCTTGCCACCAAGCATTTGCATGGTTCCACCAACGCCTACGATAACTTCGGTAGTGAACCGATCCTGTCCGCTTTGATCCTGCCATTTTCTTGTCCGCAATTTGCCTTCAAGATAAACCTCAGAGCCTTTTCGCAGATACTCGCTGGCAATTTCTGCTAGTTTCCCGCTCATTACCACACGGTGCCACTCCGTCTGCTCCTTTTGCTCTCCAGTTTGCTTATCACGCCATTGTTCTGACGTAGCAACTGTAAGGTTTGCAAATGCCGTTCCTGATGGTGAATATCTGATTTCTGGATCATGCCCAAGGCGACCAATAATGATCACCTTATTTACGCCTCTGCTTGCCATTTATGCCGCCTGTTTTAGTTCGTTAACTCTGATGTTCATTACCTGAACGCATTTAGCCTGCGCCTCCTCGTTGCCAGCCATTAATTGCCAGTCACGCTGATAACGCTCGATGAGTTTTTTCTTGTCAGTTTCTGTTGACGCATAATCGCTGAAGTCTTTCAGGATTTGTTCGCAGTCAACCGATGGAGATTTCTGGTTGGTATTTTCTGGTGATGGTTTGTTATCTGATGCTGGGATTGCCCATCCCGGCAGCGATGGAGGGAGCCAGTAAAATCCTGTTCCATCCTTCAGTTTTGCCCTGTGCCACCCCTGCTTTTTATCGAGAGATGTTTGTGCGAAACCTTCCTCAAGGTTATACAGATACCGACCGATTCCCCACTGAACGGCAGCACGCTTCATTGCACCTGAACGACCACCTTTGACGGCTTCTACCTGCGTGTTTTCAGCAGCATCCCATTTGGTTACCCATTCGGAATCAATCTTTATTGATATGCCGCATTCAACGCCGCCGTTGTTGGGAATATCGCGGTATTCATTGCGCCATCCTGCTTTGCCGCAAACATCGTCCAGGCGTTTCATGATTGCCCGGTTCGTGATATAAGCCAGCACCATAGCCCACACCTTGCCATCGCGTGTTTTACCGCTTTGCTGTATTCGCCATTCGATATCTTCAGGGCTGAATGGCTCATCGAATTTGTTCAAATCCATAATTCACCTCAGAATGGACAAGGCCCAAGGAAATAACGCTGATTTAATACTTCGACTCGGGACAAATTAAGGCATACCCGCATTCCTTCGCGGTCACCATTATGGCGATACCAGAGAGCTTTCTGCGTGTACATGCGTCTCTGTAACTTGCTCTCCTTCACTGTGGTTGCAAGTGACATGAATATCTCCTTCGTTACCGATTAAATCTTTCATCTGACGAATGAATTCTTCGTCTGACCAGTTATCTGTAAAACTCATTTCCTGCGATACCACGGAAGGTTGATAGCTGATTTCATCGCTTTATTTGCTTCAAGCCACATTTTTGAATCACCAATAAATCTGGCTATTACTGCTTTGTTCTGTGCAGCACGAAGCATCTGGTGATTGATGGCTATTTCATTGCGCATAATAAGATCTCAACTCTTTTCCATCCGTCACGTAATTTACGGGTGATTCGTTCAAGTAAAGATTCATTTAGTTGGAAGGCACCCATGCGAGCGCCTCCCGCGATTGCGTAAATCATGGGTGGTTCCTTATGTTGGTTTTATTAGTAGGTTATTTTTGTTGCGAATACTTCGCCTTTTACGATGGCTGTTATGATATTTTTAGCAACATCTTCTGATGCGCCAACCTTGATAAGGTCAGCAAGTATTTTGTTATTTACTTCTTTCCGGTGAGCTTTATCCTTTGCTCTACGCTCTTCTTCGTCCTTGATTCTTTTTTCTTCTGCTATTCTGGCTTGCTCTTTTGCTTCAGCCTCGCGCCGGATTCGTTCTGCCTCCTCCTGTGCTTTTCGGCGTTCTGCTTCAATTGCCGCCTGCTTTTCTCTTTCAGCCCGTTCTGCTGCCTCTTTTGCTTCGCGCTGTGCTCGTTGCTCGGCTTCAATGCGTTCACGCTCTGCACGTTCCGCTGCGGCCTTAGCCTCTGCTTCTCGCCTTGCTGCTGCTTCAATTTCGGCTTTTGCCTTTGCTTCGGCTTCTGCTCTGGCTTTCTCTTCAGCTTCTCTTTTTAAGCGTTCTTCATGCTCTCGCTTTTCCTGCTCCGCTTTGAGTCTTGCCTCTTCTCTTTGGCGGTCAAATTCGCGATCCATCAAAATCGCTATTTCATGGTCAGACTCAATTTGCTTTGCGAGAGCTTCAGCTGCTGCCTTAGCCTCTTCTTCGGCTTTAATCCGCGCCTGCTCCTCCTCATAATCAGTAAGAGGCTGGCGTGCCTTGGCTTTCAGCTCATCAAGGCGATCACGCACTGTCTTGCGGTTGGCATCAATTAGCTTTGGAATTTCCTTCAGTTCAGCAACAAGGTCTTTTCCAAGACCATCGAGATATGTTTTCGTTTGCGCAACTTTATACGCCAGAGAAGCGATCTCCTTTCTGCCCTTTGCCGTTGTGATATCAGGCACAAAGGACATAACTTCACGTTCAACCTTTTGAAGGATTTCTTCAATCTGGTCGGCAGACTGAAATACAGTCATTGCATTTGCTTTTTCAATAACAACTAAATCTGTTACTTCACTCATATATCCTCCGTCAAAAAATTGCCCTCACATAGGAGGGCAAAGAAGATTTCCAATAATCAGAACAAGTCGGCTCCTGTTTAGTTACGAGCGACATTGCTCCGTGTATTCACTCGTTGGAATGAATACACAGTGCAGTGTTTATTCTGTTGTTTATGCCAAAAATAAAGGCCGACTATGCGGCCTCGGAAGGAAGTCCAATCATCTTATTCAAATCTTCTACCCGTAAAGCAGGAAGTGCTGTACTTGCTTTATCTGCTTCTTTTGGTAGCAATTCTTTGCTTTCAGGCCAAACTTCAATAAGTCGCTTAACTGTTGTGACTGAGTTCAAAGCAGCCCATACATTTGATTCGATATCCTTTTTCTTGGCTTCAAGTTTTTGTTGCAATGCGCAGATTTCATCAAACCTTTTTGTTATTTCGTGTTCTGCGTCAAACATGCATTTATCTTTTTCTGGGGTGGGGAGCAATATATCTTCACCGTTGCCGTCTTTTCCGTATGAATGCCAGCCAACCCTTCTTCCAGATACAGTCAGATAAATCGAAGCAGAACGAACATCGCATGAGTAAAATGAACATCCCATCTTCTCAAGTTCTTCACTTATAGCTGCTAACTTGGATGATAACCGATCCACTTCCTCAGTTTTCTTTTTACCGCCAAACGCAATAACTCTGGCGTCAAGTGCAAGCTGGTTCTTTAACTTTGTTACTTCTTCAAGTTCAGTGAAAACCCCAGACTTAATTAAAGCGTTACGAGCGATTTCCTCTTTCATTCTCGTAGTTAAGCGGATTGATGACATATTAATTCCTCTCAAATAAGTGGTTTGCTGCCTAATTTCATTTTCTGGCGACCAACACAAGTCACACCCATTTCACTGCGTGGCTTGCGGTAGTAAATACGATTCTGTTTACTCTCGACTTCATCTGCCTTCTTGCAGCGAAGGATTCCGAGTGATGCTGCTTTATCCGCTCTGACGCAACCAGAGAGCTTTAGCGCAATTTTTCGCGCCAGTCGCTGTTCTTGCATCGCCTGTTCACGTTGAGCCTGTCTGCGTGCTCTGCGGCGATTTCTGGCGTTATCGTCAGCCAGATATGTAATGACTACTGTCATGTTGACCTCCGATGATTGACTTTGGCGGTGACGCGCCGGGTGCTTATCTTCCGGTTGCCGTCGTGCAGCTGCACTTCACGTCACCCCAAAGCCAATTACTCTTTGGTTCCCGCATTTCGGCGGGACAATCCCATCAATGTTAAAGAGCCTGCCAATCTTTTCCGTTTGGCTTCCAGCTTCCTGCTGATGGCTAAAGAATACTGTAGGTATTTTATTGTGTAAATACCCAAGGTATTTATTTTTGATGAAATAATGATAAGCAAATGAATACAAAGGATATTTATTTTTTCGGTGTCTGCTTGTTCAGTGCTTTTTATGCGGGATATGTGAAGTGGATCCCGATAGCTATTGCTGCCGGGATTATAGGTTAGTCAGCGAAGGTTAAGACGAGAATTACCTTAATGATGTCTGCTACAACAGACACGGCCATAGATAAACCAAAGACGATCCAAGCCACAGTGATGTCTTCACTACCATCGTATAGAGTTCCGTAATCACTGGTGTAAGGCGTAAATGTCGCGCCTTGATACAATAGGTATAAGCTTGATCCATAGAGGATAAATGCAGATATCCCTTGTATTGCTATGATCACCAGAATCATGAAACGAGCTGATCTATGCGCCCAAGCCTGGCTTATTTTTTCTGATAGAGATTTCGCAATAAAAGCATGCGCTAAGCCGTAAATTGTCGAGATTGCCAACATCCCAAAAAAGCTTGCTATAGCGGTTCCAACCATAAGCGCCCCCTTGCGTGATCAAACCAGTCTGAGTTTTGTCTCAATTGCAACGCCTATAATCTTGCAGTTTCCATTGATTGGCACGAGAGGCCATGCAGGATTAAGTCCCTTGAGGTATTTATTTCCGCCGTCGATTATCAGCTTCTTGAATGTTGCTTCGTTAGAGTCAGAAAGTTTTGCTATGACCAAGCTGCCGTTGATCGCCTCCCTTCCGGTATCGAAAAGAACGAATGTTCCCTCTGGAATGCTTAACCCAACCGGTGCCGTCATTGAATCACCTTCCACTTTAAGCCAGAACGCATTACCTTGAATATGCGCGTCAGACTCAAGCCAAACATCTATGTCTTTAATGGTGTATGGTTCGCATGCTTCACACCACGAGCCAGCCTGGATACTGCTTAACACCGGATACCTCTTTCCTGCTCTGTATTCCCCTGCATACCTTACGTTGGCATCGCTCTTAAGGCTTTCTGCCTGTTCTGCAACCTTGGCAGCAATTGACTGGCTAAAATCAGCAATTGAGACTTGCAACAATCGTGCAAAACCAGATGCAACCTCAACGTTTAGCGCATTTCTGCCATTAAGATAATGCCCTACCGCTCCTTGGGTGATACCCAGTTCATCAGCGATTGAGTATTGGGTTATTCCCAATTCTTTCTTTTTTGACTCATACAAAGCCTTAAGCCGCTTAGCGTCTTCCAGCTGTTCTGTCGTCAGTGATTTTTTATTTTCCATAGCTTAATTCTAATAGCTAAGGTACTTAAACTAAAAATACCCTAAGTATTGATTGCTTTGAATACCTGTAGTATTCTTTGTTCATGGTTAATAACGGAGAGTGCATATGATTCGAATGACACTTGCCGATTACGCCAAAATCCATGGACAGGCTAAAGCAGCCAGTGACTTTGGTGTAATCCAGTGCGCTATCAGCAAGGCCATTCTGGCAGGCCGTAACATTATGGTTACGGTAAAGCCTGATGGCAGTGTGATTGGAGAGGAAGTTCGTCCTTTCCCAAGCAACAAGAAAAACAAATAGTAACACCGCTCTTTAACAGTCATGGTCCTCATTCCCGCCGAAATGCGGGAATACAACGCGCATAAGTTGATGCGCATAACTTCTTATTTGTTAAGGAAATACTTACATATGGTTCGTGCAAACAAACGCAACGAGGCTCTAAGAATCGAGAGTGCGTTGCTTAACAAAATCGCAATGCTTGGAACTGAGAAGACAGCGGAAGCTGTGGGCGTTGATAAGTCGCAGATCAGCAGGTGGAAGAGGGACTGGATTCCAAAGTTCTCAATGCTGCTTGCTGTTCTTGAATGGGGTGTTGTCGACGACGACATGGCTCGATTGGCACGACAAGTTGCTTCGATTCTCACCAATAAAAAACGCCCGGCGGCAACCGAGCGTTCTGATCAAATACAAATGGAATTTTAACAACATCCAACGAGGTAATTATATGCGAAACAAAGGCTTTAATCCACCTGATACACACAAAGAAGCTAAGCGTTTGCGCTTCCTTCGTTCCATTGATGAAAGAACTCAAATCTCTTTTGTGAAAGTTGCCAGAACTGAGCTTCTGAAGGCTGAGGCGAGGGCGTTGCTCCCGTCTCTACCAAAAGAGGAGGGATATACGTTCATTCCAAACGCATTTCTGGAAAAGCTTCTCAAAGAAGACATATCCGTAAGTCAGTTTAACGATGTTCTTAAGGTCTTTCGTCAAGGCAGGTAGTTATGAGCAATACAGCAAAAATCTACGATTTCAGCGCCGCACACGAGCGCAGGAGCAACAGGATGGAGAACCAGAAAACTGGTTACATTCCGTTGTACCGGAGCATTCTGAAACAGTCATGGGCGAAAGATGTTTATCTTCGCACCCTGTGGGAAAACCTTCTCCTGAATGCCGCCAGAAAGCCATACAAAGCGAATTTCAAAGGTCATGAATGGCATCTGCAACCCGGTCAACTGGTTGTGACAGCAGCTGATTTAGGTCTTCAGTTATGCGACAGACATGGCAAGCCAGCAAGCCGTGATCAGGTTGAGCGGATGCTTCAGGTTTTTGTGAAAGAGGGGATGATCTCCATTGATGGAGAGAAGCAAAAAGGCCGTGTGATAACCATCACAAATTACCATGAATATGCTCAAAAAATGGACAATTTACCCGCACATGAAGCCGCACAAACAACCGCACATGATGCCGCACATGATGAAGCCAGCAATAGCGCGGCTTTCAGCGTACATGCCGCACATGAAAGCGCACATGAAGCCGCACAAACAACCGCACATCATGAACAAGAAGGTATTAACAAGAATATAAATAATACCCCCCTACCCCCCAATGGGGGAGGCGATGGGCAGGTTAAACCTGAACGTCGCAAGGCAGAACGAATCGACTACGAATCCTTCCTGAACGCCTACAACACCGAAGTCGGTGACAGACTGCCACACGCTGTTGCGGTCAACGAGAAACGAAAACGCCGCCTGAAGAAAATCATCCCGCAACTGAAAACGCCAAACGTGGACGGTTTCAGAGCGTATGTCAGGGCGTTTGTGCATCAGGCCAAGCCGTTTTACTTCGGAGACAACGACACGGGCTGGACGGCTGATTTTGATTACCTGCTGAGAGAAGACTCGTTAACGGGAGTTCGGGAAGGGAAGTTTGCAGACAGGGGGATTGCATGAGACAGGATATCGAAGCGAGCGTTATCGGTGGCCTGCTGATTGGTGGATTAACTCCAACCGCCAGTGACGTTCTTGCAACGCTGGAGCCGGAAGCGTTTTCAATTCCGCTCTACCGGAAAGCCTTCGAGGTTATCCGCAAGCAGGCGAGAAACAGAAACCTAATCGATGCGCTGATGGTTGCCGAGGCGTGCGGAGAGGAGCATTTCACGTCAATCCTGATGACCAGCAAAAACTGCCCGAGTGCCGCAAACCTGAAGGGATATGCCGGAATGGTCGCGGATAACTATCACCGCCGTCTGGTGCTGGAAATCATGGATGAAATGCGTGAACCAATTCAGAGCGGAACCATCGACGCATCGAGTCAGGCGATGGATGAACTTGTAAAGCGTCTTTCAGCCATCAGAAAGCCCCGTGACGAGGTTAAACCTGTACGGTTAGGGGAAATCATCACTGACTACACTGACACGCTTGACAGGCGTCTGAGGAACGGAGAAGAGTCAGATACCCTGAAGACCGGAATCGAAGAACTTGATGCCATCACCGGAGGGATGAACGCGGAAGACCTGGTGATAATCGCTGCTCGTCCTGGTATGGGGAAAACCGAACTGGCGCTGAAGATTGCCGAAGGCGTTGCAAGCCGCGTTATTCCTGGTTCTGACGTCAGGCGCGGAGTGTTGATTTTCTCGATGGAAATGAGCGCATTGCAGATTGCAGAGCGAAGCATTGCCAACGCCGGGAGGATGTCGGTTAGCGTACTGCGAAATCCTGCATCGATGGATGACGAAGGCTGGGCGCGTGTTGCTAACGGCATGAGTCAGCTTGCAGATTTGGATGTATGGGTAGTCGATGCCTCGCGGTTATCGGTCGAAGAAATACGCTCAATCGCAGAACGGCATAAACAGGAAAATCCAAACCTGTCACTCATCATGGCGGATTATCTTGGCCTGATTGAGAAGCCGAAAGCAGACCGCAACGACCTCGCAATTGCTCACATCTCCGGAAGCCTGAAGGCGATGGCGAAAGACCTGAAAACGCCTGTTATCTCCCTGAGTCAGCTTTCGCGCGATGTTGAGAAGCGACCAAACAAACGCCCGACAAACGCAGATTTGCGTGATTCTGGAAGCATTGAACAGGACGCAGACTCAATCATCATGCTCTATCGGGAAGCGGTATATGACGAGAACAGTAGCGCCGCACCATTTGCTGAAATCATTGTGACAAAAAACCGTTTTGGCTCACTTGGTACGGTTTACCAGCGGTTCTGCAACGGACACTTTGTTGCATGTGACCAGGATGAAGCCAGACAGATTTGCACAGCATCAAATGCACCTGCTGCGCGTGGCAGACGATATGCACAAGGGGCGGACGTATGACCATCTACATCACTGAGCTAATAACAGGCCTGCTGGTAATCGCAGGCCTTTTTATTTGGGGGAGAGGGAAGTCATGAAAAAACTAACCTTTGAAATTCGATCTCCAGCACATCAGCAAAACGCTATTCACGCAGTACAGCAAATTCTTCCAGACCCAACCAAACCAATCGTAGTAACCATTCAGGAACGCAACCGCAGCTTAGACCAAAACAGGAAGCTATGGGCCTGCTTAGGTGACGTCTCTCGTCAGGTTGAATGGCATGGTCGCTGGCTGGATGCAGAAAGCTGGAAGTGTGTGTTTACCGCAGCATTAAAGCAGCAGGATGTTGTTCCTAACCTTGCCGGGAATGGCTTTGTGGTAATAGGCCAGTCAACCAGCAGGATGCGTGTAAGCGAATTTGCGGAGCTATTAGAGCTTATACAGGCATTCGGTACAGAGCGTGGCGTTAAGTGGTCAGACGAAGCGCGACTGGCTCTGGAGTGGAAAGCGCGATGGGGAGATCGGGCTGCATGACTATCAAATCAAATACGCCAGCACACGACAAGGACTGCTGGCAAACGCCGCTTTGGCTTTTTGATGCACTGGATATTGAGTTTGGATTCTGGCTGGATTCGGCAGCGAGCGACAAAAATGCTCTGTGTGCTCACTGGCTAACTGAGGCCGACGACGCGCTCAATTCTGAGTGGGTAAGCCACGGTGCAATCTGGAATAACCCACCGTACAGCAATATCAGGCCGTGGGTGGATAAAGCCGCTGAGCAGTGCATACAACAGCGACAGACGGTAGTTATGCTTGTGCCAGAGGATATGTCAGTCGGATGGTTCAGCAAGGCTCTGGAGAGTGTCGACGAAGTTCGCATTATCACTGATGGACGGATTAATTTTATCGAACCATCGACAGGGCTGGAGAAGAAGGGAAACAGCAAAGGCTCCATGCTGCTGATTTGGCGACCGTTCATCAGTCCTCGACGGATGTTTACTACCGTATCCAAAGCGGCATTGATGGCGATCGGGCAGGGCGTCAGGAGGGCAGAATGAGACGACAGCGACGAAGCATCACCGACATCATCTGCGAAAACTGCAAATACCTTCCAACGAAACGCTCCAGAAATAAACGCAAGCCAATCCCAAAAGAATCTGACGTAAAAACCTTCAACTACACGGCTCACCTGTGGGATATCCGGTGGCTAAGACATCGTGCGAGGAAATGACAATGGATTATTCACAGTTAAGTGATTTTGAAATTAACGTGGCGGTATTCGAAGCCATTCATAACGGATCACCGGATTACAAAGAAGGTGAGAATGGCGATATGGTGTTTGTCTCATTTGAGGGAGACATTGTAAACGGAGACGCAGTTGAAGTAGAAGTTGAGCGCGGATCCTTTAACCCATGCGCAAACCCAGCAGACGCATGGCCGATTATTGAAAAATACAGGATTAGCATTATCAATCTCGATGAAGATGAGTGGGGTGCACGCGGTGTGGCCTACTGTAAATCTAAGCGAGCTATACATGAAAATCCCCTCCGAGCCGCCATGATTGTCTTTCTCATGATGCAGAGAATCCAATAATGCTTAGCCCATCCCAATCCATTCAATACCAGAAAGAAAGCGTCGAGCGGGCTTTAACGTGCGCTAACTGCGGTCAGAAGCTGCATGTGCTGGAAGTTCACGTGTGTGAGCACTGCTGCGCAGAACTGATGAGCGATCCGAATAGCTCAATGTACGAGGAAGAAGACGATGGCTAAACCAGCGCGAAGACGATGTAAAAACGAAGAATGTCGGGAATGGTTTCACCCTGCATTCGCTAATCAGTGGTGGTGCTCTCCAGAGTGTGGAACAAAGATAGCACTCGAACGACGAAGCAAAGAACGCGAAAAAGCGGAAAAAGCAGCAGAGAAGAAACGACGACGAGAGGAGCAGAAACAGAAAGATAAACTGAAGATTCGAAAACTCGCCTTAAAGCCCCGCAGTTACTGGATTAAACAAGCCCAGCAAGCCGTAAACGCCTTCATCAGAGAAAGAGACCGCGACTTACCATGTATCTCGTGCGGAACGCTCACGTCTGCTCAGTGGGATGCCGGGCATTACCGGACAACTGCTGCGGCACCTCAACTCCGATTTGATGAACGCAATATTCACAAGCAATGCGTGGTGTGCAACCAGCACAAAAGCGGAAATCTTGTTCCGTATCGCGTCGAACTGATTAACCGAATCGGGCAGGAAGCAGTAGACGAAATCGAATCAAACCATAACCGCCATCGCTGGACTATCGAAGAGTGCAAGGCGATCAAGGCAGAGTACCAACAGAAACTCAAAGACCTGCGAAATAGCAGAAGTGAGGCCGCATGACGTTCTCAGTAAAAACCATTCCAGACATGCTCGTTGAAGCATACGGAAACCAGACAGAAGTAGCTCGCAGACTGAAATGTAGTCGCGGTACGGTCAGAAAATACGTTGATGATAAAGACGGGAAAATGCACGCCATCGTCAACGACGTTCTCATGGTTCATCGCGGATGGAGTGAAAGAGATGCGCTATTACGAAAAAATTGATGGCAGCAAATACCGAAATATTTGGGTAGTTGGCGATCTGCACGGATGCTACACGAACCTGATGAACAAACTGGATACGATTGGATTCGACAACAAAAAAGACCTGCTTATCTCGGTGGGCGATTTGGTTGATCGTGGTGCAGAGAACGTTGAATGCCTGGAATTAATCACATTCCCCTGGTTCAGAGCTGTACGTGGAAACCATGAGCAAATGATGATTGATGGCTTATCAGAGCGCGGAAACGTCAATCACTGGCTGCTTAATGGCGGTAGTTGGTTCTTTAATCTCGATTACGACAAAGAAACTCTGGCTAAAGCTCTTGCCCATAAAGCAGAAGAACTTCCGTTAATCATCGAACTGGTGAGCAAAGATAAAAAATATGTCATCTGCCACGCCGATTATCCTTGTGACGAATACGAGTTTGGAAAGCCAGTTGATCATCAGCAGGTAATCTGGAACCGCGAACGAATCAGCAACTCACAAGACGGGATCGTGAAAGAAATCAAAGGCGCGGACACGTTCATCTTTGGTCATACGCCAGCAGTGAAACCACTCAAGTTTGCCAACCAGATGTATATCGATACCGGCGCAGTGTTCTGCGGAAACCTCACATTGATTCAGGTACAGGGAGAAGGCGCATGAGACTCGAAAGCGTAGCTAAATTTCATTCGCCAAAAAGCCCGATGATGAGCGACTCACCACGGGCTACGGCTTCTGACTCTCTTTCCGGTACTGATGTGATGGCTGCTATGGGGATGGCGCAATCACAAGCCGGATTCGGAATGGCTGCATTCTGCGGTAAGCATGAACTCAGCCAGAACGACAAACAAAAGGCTATCAACTATCTGATGCAATTTGCACACAAGGTATCGGGGAAATACCGTGGTGTGGCAAAGCTTGAAGGAAATACTAGGGCAAAGGTACTGCAAGTGCTCGCAACATTCGCTTATGCGGATTATTGCCGTAGTGCCGCGACGCCGGGGGCAAGATGCAGAGATTGCCACGGTACAGGCCGCGCGGTTGATATAGCAAAAACAGAGCAGTGGGGGAGAGTTGTTGAGAAAGAGTGCGGAAGATGCAAAGGTGTCGGCTATTCAAGGATGCCAGCAAGCGCCGCATATCGCGCTGTAACGATGCTAATCCCAAACCTTACTCAACCCACCTGGTCACGCACTGTTAAGCCGCTGTATGACGCTCTGGTGGTGCAATGCCACAAGGAAGAGTCAATCGCAGACAATATCTTGAATGCGGTCACACGTTAGCAGCATGATTGCCACGGATGGCAACATATTAACGGCATGATATTGACTTTTTGAATAAAGTTGGGTAAATTTGACCCAACGATGGGTTAATTCGCTCGTTGTGGTAGTGAGATAAAAAGAGGCGGCGCTTACTACCGATTCCGCCTAGTTGGTCACTTCGACGTATCGTCTGGAACTCCAACCATCGCAGGCTGAGAGGTCTGCAAAATGCAATCCCGAAACAGTTCGCAGGTAATAGTTAGAGCCTGCATAACGGTTTCGGGATTTTTTATATCTGTGCAACAGGTAAGAGCATTCTCCCTTATGGGGCTTGGCTTAAATGCACCGAGTGCTCTTATCGTTGTGCTGAATTAAGCGAATGCCGGAAGCAGAACCGGATCACCAAATGCGTACAGGCGTCATCGCCGCCCAGCAACAGCACAACCTAAACTGAGCCGTAGCCACTGGCTATCCTGAATTCATCAGTGATAGTTACGCTGCGGCCTTCTACACATGACCTTCGTGAAAGCGGGTGGCAGGAGGTTGCGCTAACAACCTCATGCCGTTTTGCCCGTGCATATCGGTCACGAACAAATCTGATTACTAAACACAGTAGCCTGGATTTGTTCTATCAGTAACCGACCTTATTCCTAATTAAATAGAGCAAATCCCCTTATTGGGGGTAAGACATGAAGATGCCAGAAAAACATGACCTGTTAGCCGCCATTCTCGCGGCAAAGGAACAAGGCATCGGGGCAATCCTTGCGTTTGCAATGGCGTACCTTCGCGGCAGATATAATGGCGGTGCGTTTACAAAAACAGTAATCGACGCAACGATGTGCGCCATTATCGCCTGGTTCATTCGTGACCTTCTCGACTTCGCCGGACTAAGTAGCAATCTCGCTTATATAACGAGCGTGTTCATCGGCTACATCGGTACTGACTCGATTGGTTCGCTTATCAAACGCTTCGCTGCTAAAAAAGCCGGAGTAGAAGATGGTGGAAATCAATAATCAACGTAAGGCGTTCCTCGATATGCTGGCGTGGTCAGAGGGGACTGATAACGGACGTCAGAAAACCAGAAATCATGGTTATGACGTCATTGTAGGCGGAGAGCTATTCACTGATTACTCAGATCACCCTCGCAAACTTGTCACGCTAAACCCCAAACTCAAATCAACAGCTGCAGGCCGTTACCAGCTTCTTTCCCGTTGGTGGGATGCCTATCGTAAGCAGCTTGGCCTGAAAGATTTCTCTCCGAAAAGCCAGGACGCTGTGGCACTGCAACAGATTAAAGAGCGTGGCGCTTTACCGATGATTGATCGCGGTGATATCCGTCAGGCTATCGACCGTTGCAGCAATATCTGGGCTTCACTGCCGGGCGCTGGTTATGGTCAGTTCGAGCATAAGGCTGACAACCTGATTGCAAAATTCAAAGAAGCAGGCGGAACGGTCAGAGAGATTGAGGTATGAGCAGAGTAACCGCGATTATCTCCGCTCTGGTTATCTGCATCATCGTCTGCCTGTCATGGGCTGTTAATCATTACCGTGATAACGCCATGACCTACAAAGAGCAGCGCGATAAAGCCACATCCATCATCGCTGATATGCAGAAGCGTCAACGTGATGTAGCTGAACTCGATGCCAGATACACAAAGGAGCTTGCTGATGCTAACGCGACTATCGAAAGTCTCCGTGCTGATGTTTCTGCTGGTCGTAAGCGCCTGCAAGTCGCCGCCACCTGTGCAAAGTCAACGACCGGAGCCAGCAGCATGGGCGATGGAGAAAGCCCAAGACTTACAGCAGATGCTGAACTCAATTATTACCGTCTCCGAAGTGGAATAGACAGGATAACCGCGCAGGTTAACTACCTGCAGGAGTACATCAGGACGCAATGCCTTCGATGATAGCGATAATTTTACTCATCATCCTTCACATCTGGCTCTGTAGACAGGGTGGTGATCACTTCTGGAGTGAATCCAGATTAAACATCTCATTGCTGATGCTTGATATTGAGCATCTGGCGCGCGGTAAGGGTCTGCGTTGAGATAAGAGCCAGTCATTACAAATACCAGGATTTAGCCTCGCATTTGCGGGGCTTTTTTACATCTGCAGTAAACCGCGCATCGCAGCGCGTAACAATCCCGAGTCTTTCAGAAAGCTGAGCCTGAGAATTGCCGTATATGGTGGCGACCATCTCGGGGACGGCTTTTCTGTGCGAACAGGCTCATCTTTCTAAAAGGTAAAGACGCAATGAACTACCCAACCGTTGTTAACGATATAGATTTCAGAGACCTAATTTTTGTAGCAAACAACGATCCGGTTACAGATTCTTTTATGGTGGCAAAAGCATTTGGAAAGCTGCCGAAGAACGTAGTCCGTGACATTGAGCGAACCATAGAAGCTTGCCCTCCTGAGTTTGATACAAAGCTCAACTTTGAGCTTTGCTATAAAAACAATGAGTTACAGAATGGTAAGCCGCAAAAATTCTACCGTCTCCGCAAGGATGGGTTGATGCTTTTGGTTATGTCCTACACCAAAAAAGAAGCAATGCGTATCAAAATTGCTTACATCAACGCATTTAACTGGATGTACGCCATGCTTCAGGTTGGTCATCGTCAATTTGAAGAAGAGAGAAATGCCGTAATGCTGGAGTACATGAAAGAGAAGGATGTTGCCAGCATGTCAGGTCGCCTGCTCAATCGCTGGGGAAAAATTAAGAAGCCTCAGCTACTGGCGAGAATTGAACGCCTTGAACAGCACGGGCAAACCGTAATCCCCGGACTCACTAATTAACAGCAGTACCACGAAACAACCCAAGCCAGTAAGTGGGGAAATAACACTGGCAGCCACTGAAAGATGAACCTCCTGCCTGATGGCAAAAAAGATTCTTTGTGGTGGCGGACTGATGGAAAGACATCGGTTATTGCAGAGGCCATTCAATGAGTGGTCTCGATAATGGCTTATACCCTACACGGGATAACTTAACTGATATCCCTTTTAACGGATAAACGGCAAACTGGTCATGAACCAGAACGCAGCCGCAGAAGAAGCATTTCAGTTCATTGGCACTGACGAACTGAAGCTTGAGCTATTCAAAATTCACTTCCAGTCAGGCGGCGCTAATTCAGATATCACGACCCGCACTATCGAAGCGGTGCGTAAATCGAAGGAAGCGTTAGACCTGTTCACCACCGGAGCATAAACATGGCAACTCAAGGTTTCGACAACCCATCCAAATTCCGCGATGAATGGGATAAGCAAGCAGAAGGGAAATAATCAATATGGCAGCACCAAAGGGCAACCGATTTTGGGAGGCCCGCAGTAGTCATGGGCGAAATCCTAAATTCGAATCGCCTGAGGCGCTGTGGGCTGCTTGTTGTGAATACTTCGAGTGGGCTGATGATAACCCACTATGGGAGGGTAAGGTATTTTCATATCAGGGAGAAATAATTAAGGCTAATGTCCCTAAGATGCGAGCCATGACTATTTCAGGATTGTGTACCTTCCTTGATATCACCAGGCAAACATGGGGAACCTTCCGGTCAATGGAAGGTTTTTCTGACGTCACATCACGAGCGGAAGACATCATCTACGACCAGAAATTCTCTGGCGCAGCCGCTGACCTTCTCAACGCTAACATCATCGCCCGTGATTTGGGCCTCAAAGAGCAGTCGCAAGTTGAAGACGTGACACCTGATAAGGGAGATCGCGATAAGCGACGCTCTCGTATCAAGGAGCTATTCAACCGTGGAACTGGACGCGATTCTTGATAACCTGAGCGACGAAGAGCAAATCGAATTGCTCGAGCTACTCGAAGAAGAAGAGAACTACCGGAACACACACCTGCTATATGAATTTACGCCATACAGCAAACAGCGTGAGTTCATCGACGCCGGGCATGACTATCCAGAGCGATGTTTTATGGCTGGTAACCAGCTTGGTAAGTCATTTACTGGTGCTGCTGAAGTCGCGTTTCACCTTACCGGGCGTTATCCGGGCACAAAAGGCTATCCAGCTGATGGTAAATATGGCGGTGAGTGGAAAGGTAAGCGTTTCTATGAGCCTGTTGTCTTCTGGATTGGTGGCGAGACAAACGAGACTGTAACCAAAACGACTCAACGCATCCTGTGCGGTCGTATCGAAGAGAATGATGAGCCTGGCTACGGTTCCATACCGAAAGAAGACATCATTAGCTGGAAGAAGTCTCCTTTCTTTCCGAACCTTGTTGATCATCTTCTGGTTAAGCATCATACAGCTGATGGCGTTGAAGATGGCATTTCAATCTGCTACTTCAAACCATACTCGCAAGGCCGTGCTCGCTGGCAGGGTGACACAATCCACGGCGTGTGGTTTGACGAAGAGCCACCATACAGCATTTATGGCGAAGGCCTTACCCGTACCAACAAATACGGGCAATTCTCAATTCTGACGTTTACCCCGCTGATGGGGATGTCTGACGTTGTTACCAAGTTCCTGAAGAATCCCAGCAAGTCGCAGAAAGTGGTCAACATGACCATCTATGACGCTGAGCACTACACCGACGAGCAGAAAGAGCAAATCATCGCATCCTATCCTGAGCATGAGAGAGAGGCGCGTGCTCGCGGTATTCCTACGATGGGTAGCGGTCGAATCTTCCAGATACCGGAAGAGACGATTAAGTGTCAGCCGTTCGAGTGTCCTGATCACTTCTACGTCATCAATGCAATGGACTTCGGATGGGATCACCCACAGGCACACATCCAGCTTTGGTGGGATAAAGACGAGGACGTGATTTATCTTTCTCGCGTCTGGAAGGCCAAACAGAAGAAGGCGACAGAGGCATGGAGTGCTGTTAAAGCATGGAGCAAAAACACCCCTACGGCTTGGCCTCATGACGGGCATCAGCACGAAAAGGGAGGCGGCGCTCAGCTCAAGGAACAATACGCCGACGCTGGGTTCGACATGTTGCCAGATCATGCAACATGGCCTGATGGAGGTAATGCGGTCGAACCCGGGATAGCAGAGATACGCGACATGATGCTCGACGGTCGTTTCAAGGTATTTAACACCTGCGAGCCATTCTTTGAAGAGTTTCGCCTGTATCACCGCGATGAGAACGGGAAGATCGTCAAGCTAAATGACGACATCCTTTCTGCTGTTCGCTATGGCTACATGATGAGGCGTTTTGCAATACAGATGCGAGACATCAAAGATCCTAAAGAGATTGATTACTCAAGCTACAACATACCTTGCGGAGTTGGATGATGGCTGATGATAGAAAGATGACTGACTGGCATCGCAAGGTGCTGTGCAACTTTGATAATGCCTGGTCAGCAACGCAGGATATGCGTGAGCAGATTATTGAGGCTCAACGTTTCGTCCGGGTATCCGGCGCACAGTGGGAAGGCAGCACAAGCGCTGGTTACTCATTTGATGAAGGCAGGTTTGAGCATTATCCGCGCTTTGAACTGAATAAGATTGCCCGTGAATGTGATCGCATCATTGGCGAGTATCGACAGAATCGCATCAGCGTTAAATTCAGGCCGAAGGACGATAAGGCATCGGAAGCGTTAGCCGAAAAGATGAACGGCAAATTCCGCGCTGACTATCAGGAAACATCCGGTGGTGAAGCGTGTGATAACGCATTTGATGATGCCGTAACGGGCGGATTCGGTTGTTTCCGCATGTGTGCCGATTACGAAGATGAAATGGACCCGAGTAACGAGCAGCGACGCATCAGCCTTCTTCCTGTTTACGACCCAGCGACATGCGTCTTCTTCGATCAGGACAGCAAGCAATATGACCGCTCTGATGCTATGTGGGCTATGGAAATGTTCTCCATGACGCCCAAAGCGTTCGAGGCTGAATACCCTGATTCCATCGCGGCAAGCCTTTCTCGTGATGACACTGGCACTCAATATGACTGGTCAACGCCAGATGCCATCTATGTTGGGCGCTACTACGAAGTTCGCATAGAGAAGGTGAAGCTCACGGCATGGCGCAACCCTGTTAGCGGAGAAACGGCAATCTATGATGAAGATCAAATCAAAGATATTGTCGATGAGCTAACCGATGGTGCATTCGAACTGATCGGTGAGCGGACGGTGAAGAAACGCAGAGTTTATTGCGGTCTTCTGTCTGGCGCTGAATGGCTGGAAGAACCTAAGCGTATTCCGGGCGAACATATTCCTCTCATCCCGGTATATGGGCGTCGTTCATTTGTTGATAATCAGGAGCGAATCGAAGGCCACGCAGCAAAAGCGATGGATGCACAGCGTCTTGAGAACCTGATGGTTTCCATGATTGCAGATAACGCTACTCAGGCTGGCGGTGATGGCATTCCTATCGTGGATGTTGATTTCATTCCCGGTCCATTAATGAATCACTGGGCAGAGAGGAATAAGAAAAGACCTGCAGTTCTTCCCATGACCAGCAAGAAGGACAAAAACGGAACGGTCATTTCAGAGGCTCAGGTTGCTGGCTGGACACCTCCGACACAAATGCCTCCTGCTCTTGCCGGGCTATTGCAGTACACCGGAACGGCTATTCAGCAAATTACAGGTGCGTCGCAGCTTGAGAACATGCCGAGCAACATCGCCACCGATACCGTTGATAGCATTTTTAACCGGATGGATACGCAGTCCTATATCTACATGGACAACATGGCTAAATCCATGCGCCGCGCTGGCGTCGTGTGGCTTTCTATGGCGCGTGAGGTCTATGGCAGTGATACGCCGATGCGTATCGTTAATGAGGACGGCAGCGATGACGTGGCGCTGATGACAGGTGAAGTGGTTGACCGTCAGACAGGGAAGGTTATCGCGCTTAACGACCTTTCGCAGGGTAACTATGAAGTGACTGTCGATGTTGGTCAGTCGTTCGCTACTCGCCGTGATGCAACGGTTAAGTCGTTACTTTCCATGCTGGCACTTATCCCACCAGGAACGCCGAAGCACGACCTTGTATCGTCTATGATTCTCGACAATATGGACGGCGAAGGGATGAACGACCTGAAAGAATACAACCGCAATCAGTTGCTTCTGTCTGGCGTTATCAAGCCGAGAACGCCTGAAGAACAGCAGATGGTTGAACAGGCGAAACAACAACAGGCCAGTCAGCCAGATCCGGCTATGGTTGCAGCGCAAGGTCAGCTTCTTGCTGGTCAGGCTGAATTGCAGAAAGCGCAGAACGAGCAGGCAGCCATTCAGGTTAAAGCATTCCAGGCACAGACGGATGCTCAGGTTGCAGCGGCAAATGTTGTGAAAATACTCGCATCTGCCGATAGTCAGCAGAAATCTGATATCCGCGAGGCTCTGAAACTGCTCGGACAGTTCCAGCAACAGCAAGGAGATAATGCCCGTGCTGATGCAGAGCTTGTCCTGAAAAGTCAGGCACAGGGCCATGCGCAGCGCATGGACATCAGCAGCATCCTGCAAAAATCAACTCAGCAACAACCACAGCAGTAATTAACCCATAACGTGCAATGGCTGTCTTTATGAGGCCTGGCACCCTATTGCCTTCCGATGGGCTGAACATCGAGTAAACAGGGGTAACAAATGGACCAGATGGCAGAAAACACACCAGAAGTTGAAATCGAAACCGACGCGTCAGAGCAGATTCCTGATGATGTCGAACTGGCTGAAGAAGTAGAAACAGAAGATGGCAGTGAGTCCTCCGGCAATGATGCAGAGGAAGCTACTGAAACTGATGACGACGAATCAGAACAGGAATTCTACTTTGGTGACGAAAAGCTGGATTCGCCAACCAGCGAAGATGGCGCAGAGCATGGACTGGTAAAACACCTGCGCAAGACGATTAAAGAGAAAGACCGCGAGCTGAAAGAGCTGATGCGTCAGTCTCAGAAACCCGTCGAGCAGCAGCCGGTAATCACTCAACCACCGCGAATGCCAAAACTGGACGATGAGGACATCGGTTTCGATGAAGAAATCTACCAGCAACGCATGGCTAAGTGGGCAGAGGATAACGGCAAGTACCAGCAACAGGAGATGGCTCGCAAGCAGAAGGAGCAGGAGCTTCAGGCTGCCTATCAAGAGCGATTATCCAAATATCAGCAACGTGTTAAGGCTCTCAAGGTTCCTGGCTATCAGGAAGCAGAACAGGCCGTACTCGAGGAAATCCCCATCGAGACACAAAACGCGATCCTGTTTGAGTCAGAGAAGCCGGAAATCGTTGTTCTGGCGCTCGGTCGCAACGCTGAACTGCGCAAGCAACTGGCAGAAGCTACCAACCCCGTAGCAATTGGTCGTCTGCTGGAACGTATCGAATCGAAGGCCAGAATCATGCCAAAAGCAAAAACCACGGCAGCCACAACCCCGACAGTTAAGGGGAGCAACGGCGCAGTAATCAATAACCTCGACAAACTGAAAGCCAAGGCGCTGGAAACTGGTGACTGGACGCCGTATTTCGCCGCTAAAAAGGCAAAAAAATAACCTATCGGAGCATTAAGCATGGCTAACCAATTAGCAAAAGACCTTGAAATCATGTTCGAAAACTACGTTGAAGGCTTTGAGGCCGCCTGCGTAGTTTCCCGTAACGCTAAAAAATTCCGTCCCGGTGATACAGCAATGCAGCGAGCAGGTGATGTTCTGTATCGTCCGCAGCATTACCACATGAACATTGAGGAAGGCCTCGACCTCAGCAGCAAAACGCCAACAGCACTGGTTCAGCGCCTTGTTCCTTCTGTGTTCAAGGAGCCGAAAAACATTCTGTACACTCTGGATGCGCGTGAAATGCGTGACCCGGAACATAAAACTGAAGCTGGTCGCGCCGCAGGTATGCGCCTTGCTGCACAGATTGACTCTGACCTGATTTCCATGGTCACGCAGCGTGCTACTAACGTGATCACAATGGCTGACTCAACCACTGGTTCACAGGGCCGTGATTTGTGGAACTGTGCGGCAGGTATTGATGCCACCATGACGGCGATTGGTGTACCTCAGGGTATCAACCGTCGCTCTTTCTGGAACCCCTTCAACTACAAAGACCTTGCTGGCGAGCTTGGTCACCGTGCCTATGCTCAGGGCGCAACCCTGACAGCATACGAAAAAGCGCAGATCCCTCCGGTTGCGTCCTTCGATAGCTACAAGACCGATATTTCTGGTCGTGTTCCGAAGGGTACAGCAACTTCCCTGACGCTGGCGGCTGAACCTGCGCACAAGGTTGAAGCGAAAGATGCCAACGATATGCCAGTGGATAACCGACAGGGGACTATTACGGTATCTGCATCTGGTTTGCAGGTTGGCGATGCGTTCACCATTGCTGACGTGAATTCCGTACACCAGATCACCAAAGACACCACCGGGCAGCCACAGGTATTCCGCGTTCTTGCAGTTAGCGGAACGACAGTAACTATCTCCCCGAAAATTCTGCCGCCTGACAACGCGGATGTCGCCAGCCGTCCATATGCAAACGTTGATGCTAACGCGGCAAATGGTGCAGCAATTACCATTCTCAACAAAAATGCCGCACCGGCTAACCTGTTCTGGGCTGATGGTTCTGTTGAACTGATGTACGGCAAACTGGCGTTCCCGACTGGTCAGGGTCCACAGGTAATGACAGCAACCACCGAGCAGGGCGCTACGCTGATCATGTCTTACGCCTTCGACCACATCAAAGGCGTAACCACTGCTCGTTTCACCACTCTGTATGGTTGCTCTGTACTTGTTCCTGAATATACGGGCATCGTTATTGCCGGGCAGTAATTTTGGTGGGGCTTCGGCCCCATTTTTATTGGGAGAAGACAATGGCACGAACAATGCTCTATAAGCCTGGCAACATGATCACCTGTGGTCAGTTTGCTGTCGATTACATCATTGTTGATGACGAAGAAGTTAAATCTCACCTGAAAAAAGGCTGGGTAAAAACTCCTGAAGAAACCGCAACGAAGCAAAAAGTGGCTAAGGCGGAAGAAGATGGCGAAAACGAAGGGTGATCTCGTTCTTAAGGCTTTACGAAAAGCCGGGCTGTATTCCAATGCCACGTTGACAGATGCCGACCCTCAGGCAATTGAAGATGCCATTAATGACCTCGAAGACATGATGGCAGCATGGCAGGCGAAAGGTATCGAGCTTGGATATCAGTTTGCTGATACAGAAAACGGCATCATGCCGTTACCTGACGATGATTCAGGTATCCCTGCATGGGCAAATGATGGCGTCGCTTTGAAGCTCGCTGTGCAGGTGTGCATGGATAACGTCATTCAGCCGTCGGATGCTCTCCTGACCACTGCTGACAGTGCATATCAGACAATCTGTATCGCTTTAACAAAAATACCACCACTTGAGCGACGAAATGACATGCCTCGCGGTAGTGGTAACAAAAGCGCGTTTACGTGGAATCGGTTTTACATCGAGAAAGATGATCCGAGTACGTGAGGTGAATAAATGCCGATTCAGCAACTTCCGCTTATGAAAGGTGTCGGCAAAGACTTTCGAAACGCCGACTATATCGACTATCTGCCAGCGAATATGTTGGCTACACCCAAAGAAATCCTGAACAGCAGCGGATATCTTCGCTCATTCCCGGGCATTGCCAAACGCTCTGATGTGAACGGTGTATCGCGCGGCGTCGAGTACAACATGGCGCAGAGTGCTGTTTATCGCGTGTGTGGCGGCAAGCTGTATAAGGGCGAAAGCGAGGTCGGTGATGTTGCCGGAAGTGGTCGCGTATCAATGGCACACGGTAGGACATCACAGGCAGTAGGCGTTAATGGTCAACTGGTCGAGTATCGCTATGATGGCACGGTTAAAACCGTCTCAAACTGGCCTACAGACAGCGGATTCACGCAGTATGAGTTAGGCTCAGTCCGCGACATTACACGCTTACGTGGGCGTTATGCGTGGTCAAAAGACGGAACTGATTCATGGTTTATCACTGACCTTGAAGACGAATCGCATCCTGACCGCTACAGCGCACAATATCGTGCCGAGTCGCAGCCTGACGGTATTGTCGGCATCGGAACATGGCGAGACTTCATCGTCTGCTTTGGTTCATCGACAATTGAATATTTCTCCCTGACTGGCGCAACCACAGTTGGTGCTGCTTTGTATGTCGCACAGCCATCGCTGATGGTGCAGAAAGGCATTGCCGGGACTTACTGCAAAACGCCGTTTGCTGATTCTTATGCGTTCATCAGCAATCCGGCAACAGGTGCGCCGTCTGTATACATCATCGGCTCCGGTCAGGTGTCACCAATCGCCAGCGCGAGCATTGAGAAAATTCTCCGCTCCTACACTGCTGATGAACTGGCTGATGGTGTGATGGAATCGCTGCGATTTGATGCTCATGAGTTGCTGATTATCCACCTTCCTCGCCATGTTCTCGTGTACGACGCATCTTCAAGCGCCAATGGTCCGCAATGGTGTGTGTTGAAAACAGGCCTGTATGACGATGTGTACCGCGCTATCGACTTCATTTACGAAGGCAATCAGATAACGTGCGGCGATAAGCTGGAATCGGTTACCGGCAAATTGCAGTTCGATATCAGCAGTCAGTATGGTCTTCAACAGGAACACCTGCTGTTTACTCCGTTGTTCAAAGCGGATAACGCCAGATGCTTCGATCTGGAGGTGGAATCATCGACTGGTGTTGCGCAGTACGCCGACCGCCTGTTCCTATCTGCAACCACTGATGGCATAAATTACGGGCGTGAACAGATGATTGAGCAGAATGAACCGTTCGTTTACGACAAACGTGTTTTGTGGAAGCGAGTAGGGCGCATCAGGAAAAATGTCGGCTTCAAATTGCGCGTTATCACGAAGTCACCTGTCACTCTGTCTGGCTGCCAGATAAGGATTGAGTAATGGCTGATTCATCACTGAATGATCCTGTCGTGGTTCAGGCTACGCGCCTTGATGCTTCAATTTTGCCACGCAATATATTCAGCCAGTCTTACCTGCTGTATGTCATAAATCAGGGAGCTGATGTCGGTGCAATTGCTGGGAAGGCAAATCAGGCTGGTCAGGGCGCTTACGATGCCCAGGTAAAAAACGATGAACAGGACGTCGAACTGGCAGATCACGATGCAAGAATCACCGCAAACACAAAAGCGATAAATCTACTTGAGGTCAGGTTAACAACTGCCGAAGGGAAGATAGTCGTACTGCGTAGCGATGTTGATTACTTGCTGGATGAGGTTATCGATATTCAGGCGCATCTGGTCACTGTTGACCAAAGACTGGATAACGTAGAAAACGATGTCTCTGGCATTAAGAGTGATTACGTATCGAAAACCGTAACCGAATCGCAGTCTCTTGCGTCACCGCTGGATGTAAAAACATCATATTCAGTTGATGGAATTCAGGTCGTTGGAGCAAGGCAGACCGGATGGACTGCAGCCACAGGTACACCTCTTCTTGGCTCATTCAACGCTAACCAGTCATACACGGTCGGCACTACGTACACACAATCCGAAGTCGCGGCTCTCGCTACAGGTTTGCAGCAGGCTCGGCAGCGTATTCTGGCGCTTGAAACGGCACTTAGATTACATGGGCTGATTGACTGATGATTACATTCAAACCAACGCGAAACATCGACCTGATCGAAGCTGTCGGAAATCACCCTGACATTATCGCCGGGAGCAATAACGGTGATGGATACGACTACAAACCTGATTGCCGTTACTTTGAGGTGAACGTGCACGGGCAGTTCGGCGGCATTGTTTACTATCAGGAGATTCAGCCGCTGACATTCGATTGCCACGCCATGTACCTGCCAGAGGTTCGTGGGTTCAGCAAGGAAATCGGGCTGGCGTTCTGGCGATACATTCTGACTAACACCACCGTTCAGTGCGTCACATCGTTCGCCGCACGCAAATTCCGCCACGGGCAGATTTACTGCGCAATGATTGGCCTTAAGCGTGTCGGAACCATCAAGAAATACTTTAAAGGCGTGGATGACGTGACTTTTTACAGCGCCACACGCGAAGAACTAATCGACTTCCTGAATCACAGGAGATAGCCATGTTATATGCATTTAAGCTAGGCAGAAAACTGCGTGGCGAGGAACCTTATTGCCCTGAAAAAGGCGGGAAAGGTGGTAGCTCTGATAAAAGCGCAAAGTATGCAGCAGAAGCCCAGAAGTATGCCGCAGACCTGCAAAATCAGCAGTGGCAGACGATCATGAAAAACCTTGCTCCGTTCACGCCTCTTGCGGAGCAGTATGTTAACCAGCTTCAGAACCTTTCCAGTTTAGAAGGTCAGGGGCAGGCACTTAATCAGTATTACAACTCTCAGCAGTATAAAGACCTTGCAGGTCAGGCTCGTTACCAGAGTCTTGCTGCTGCGGAGGCGACGGGTGGACTTGGTTCGACAGCCACAAGCAATCAACTGGCTACGATCGCGCCGACACTCGGTCAGTCTTGGTTATCAAATCAGATGAGCAATTACAATAATCTGGCAAACGTTGGGCTTGGTGCGCTGCAAGGTCAGGCAAACGCCGGGCAGACATACGCCAACAACATGAGCAGCATTGCACAGCAAAGCGCAGCTCTTGCCGCTGCTAATGCCAACAAACCATCAAGTCTTCAGACAGCAATTAGTGGCGGAACGTCTGGTGCGATTGCCGGTGCAGGTCTTGCCAGCCTTTTGGGAACATCAACACCTTGGGGCGCTGGCATTGGTGCTGGTATCGGATTGCTTGGCTCGTTGTTTTAAGGGGTAATCATGGCTACTTGGCAAGGATCAAATGGCGGATTGTTAGCTGGTATCGGCGGCGTCAACTCAAACGCTCCGAGCGTAAATGACATCGGCAATACGCTTCAGCTTATCAGGCAGAACAATGATATTGAGCGTTCAGGCGCTAACAATGTTGGGCTGACTGCTTTGCAAGGTCTTTCAGGTATTGCAGGGGTGTTTCAGCAGGAAAAGCAGGCTCAGCGGCAGAAAGAATTTCAGCAGGCGTACGCTAATGCTTATGCGTCTGGTGATCGCGGAGCTTTGCGTCAGTTGGCTACTCAATATCCAGAACAGATTGAATCCGTTCGTAAAGGCATGGGATTCATTGATGAAGATCAGCGTAATTCTATCGGCACCTTAGCGGCTGGCGCACGCCTTGCGTCATCGTCTCCAGAAGCAATGCAATCATGGCTGCAAAACAACGCCAATGAGCTGGCGCGCGTCGGTGTTGACCCTAATAACGTTGCTCAGATGTATCAGCAGAATCCTTCAGGATTTGGTGAGTTTGTTGATCACCTTGGAATGGCCGCGCTTGGTCCGATTGATTACTTCAATGTTCAGGACAAGATGGCTGGTCGTGAGATTGACCGAGGCAGGCTGGCAGAGACAATCCGCAGCAATCAGGCAGGTGAAGCACTAACAGCTCGAGGTCAGGACATCCAGATACGTGGACAGAACATCAGCGCACAGAATGCTGCTCTTTCCCGAGAAATACAAAGAGCAGAATTACAAGAAAAGGCTCTGGACAGACAGATAGCCAGAGAAAGCAATCAGTTAAAGCTTGAAGAGCTAAAACAGAAACAGGCAGATGTTCGGCAAAAGGCTGACATAGCCCGCGCTGACAGGCAGGCCGCCGCTCAGGGTGCAGTTGATACGTTCAGCACCGCGCTTGATTCTCTCAACGAGATAGAGCAAAGCCCCGGCCTTTCAAAAGCAGTAGGAATTCGCTCAGCGTTTCCGACAGTTCCTGGCTCTGATGCGGCTAACTTTGAAGCAAGGCTCGACACCTTTAAAGCTCAAACATTCCTTCCTATGGTGCAGTCCCTGAAGGGTATGGGTGCTCTTTCAGATGCTGAGGGTAAAAAATTATCCGATGCGGTTGGTGCCCTAAGCCCCAAAATGAGTGAAAAGGCTTTTCGTGACTCTATCGGAAAGATTAGAAATCAGCTTGAAAGCAAGTTGAGCACTGTTAAAAAACAGTTTGATTATCAGGAGCCAGTACAGAATACGCCAGCGCAACAACCTACTACTGGCAGTAATTTTTCTTCACTATGGGGTGATTAATGGCTAAAGCATGGAAAGATGTTATCGCCTCTCCACAGTATCAGGCGTTAGCACCAGAACAAAAAGCGCAGGCTCAGGAGCAATACTTCAATGAAGTCGTGGCCCCGCAAGCCGGAGAAAATGCAGAGCAGGCTAAGCAAGCTTTCTATGCAGCCTATCCATTGCCATCTGTGCAGCCAGTGGAGACACAGCAACCAGTAGCACAGCAACAACCACAGCAAAGTGGATTTATGCCTGATCTTGGTGAAGCAGTGAAAGAGACTGGTCGCGGACTGGTGCAGGCTGGCGTGAACGTGGCAAACATACCTGCATCAGTTGCCGATGCTGTAACAAGCGCGGCGGCTTGGGCTGGCGGTAAACTCGGCATTGGCGATGGTACATATCAACCAGCACCACGAGTAACAACGCAGGGATTAGAGCAGGACTTTGGCCTTCAGCAAGGCGCGCTGACGCCACAAACGACAGAGGGAAGGGTATTTGCTGAAGCATTGCCTTACCTCACTCCTGCTGGCGTTGAGAGGGCGGCAACACAGGCACCAACACTTGCTGGTCGAATTGCTCATGGGGCAACACGACTTCTCGCAGAAAACGCAGTTGGATCACTTGCTGCAAATAGTGCGAAAGATGATGCGGAAGCACTCGCCACCGATTTAGGCGTTGGTGTGTTGGCTGGCGGTGCTATTAACGCTGCCGGACGTGGATTAGGTGCTGCTTATCGTGGCGTTCGTGGTGCTATTGCGCCAGAAGCGCAGCAGGCTATCAGATTTGCAGAGCGTGAAGGAGTTCCTCTGCACACCACAGACCTGTTACAGCCTACTTCCCGCGTCGGGAAAATGGCGCAGACTACAGCAGAAAATATCCCCCTGGCTGGCACAAGCGGAATGAGAGCAACGCAACAGGAAGCGAGAAGTCAGTTGGTGCAGAGATTTGCTGATAAATTCGGTGAGTATGATCCATCTGTTGTTATTGACAGCCTTAAAGCGAAAACATCAGGAATTCGTCGTGCCGCCGGTAATCGACTGGAGCAGGTTCAGAATGCTATGGCTGGAGTAAACATTCAGCCTGCGCGAGCAATTCAGCAGATTGATACAGAAATATCTAATCTGCAGAAGCTTGGTAAGGTAGCTGATAACGAGACAATTTCAAAACTTCAGTCATATCGTGATGAGCTTGTTCGCAATGCTGGCCCTGATGGTCCGGTTAATCTGGATTTGAAGCAATTAAGCGATCTGCGCAGCCAGTTCAGAATGGACGTGAAGGGGGAGCGACCAGTGTTACCAAACCGTTCCGATGCCGCCATTCAACGTGTTTACAAGGCGATGACCGACGATATCAATGGTGCCATTGGTCAGAATCTTGGCAACGATACTCTCCGTAAATATCAGCAGGCCAATGCCGTCTACGCTGACGAAGCGGCGAAACTAAAGAATACCAGGCTGAAGAATGTTCTCATGAAAGGAGACCTGACGCCGGAAGTTGTCAACAACATGCTATTCAGCAAGAACAAATCGGAAATTAAGACGCTGTATAACTCAGTTGGTCGTGTTGGCAGGGCGCAAATGCGCAATGGCATCATTGGAAAGGCGATGGAGAAATCTGGCGGATCCCCTGACCAGTTCCTTCGGCAGCTTAACATCCTGCAAAACCAGACTGGCATCACATTTAAGGGGCAGGACGCTGCTTATCTGAAAGGATTAAAAAACTACCTGCAATCCACGCAGCAGGCTGCAAAAGCGGCAGTAACAACACCAACAGGCCAGCAAACCATCCCGTTCATTATCGGGTATGGGACGGCAATGAACCCTGCAACAACTGGCGCAGCAGTAAGCTACGGACTTCTTACTCGCGCCTATGAGAGCGAGCCATTCAGAAATGCAATGCTCCGAATGGCAAACACCCCACGCGGATCAACAGTGTTCGAGAAAGCCATGCAGCAGGCGCAAAAGGCCATTAACGCTATGACGCAGGGGGCTAAGTCTGATGCGTTGTCATGGTAATGTAGATGTAAATTACAGTTAAAAATTAAATTGCTATGGAGTTGATTGCGCTTTTTGCTTACATTAATGCAAATTTTCTGCATTAATGTGTGTTTAATATGAATAGAAGATCATTTTTCAAATCAATAGCGTCATTTGTAGCATTAACTCCATTATCTTCTTTATCAAACAAGTCTAATAGGATTGCACACATGACTAATATAACACCAAATGTGGTTATAGGAATGCCTTCGCAACTCTTCACTATGGCTCGTTCTTTTAAAGCCGTAGCTAATGGTAAAATTTATATCGGTAAAATTGACACTGACCCGGTAAATCATGAAAACCAGATTCAGGTTTATGTGGAAAATGAAGACGGTTCTCACGTTCCTGTTTCGCAACCAATCATCATTAACGCTTCTGGATATCCGGTATATAACGGACAGATTGCCAAGTTTGTAACCGTGCAAGGCCACTCTATGGCTGTTTATGATGCGTATGGTGCGCAGCAGTTCTATTTTCCGAATGTTCTGAAGTATGACCCGGATCAACTATCAAAGTCTCTCGCAGGTCCTGATGGGACTGAAAATATTGGATATGAAGATGGAACGTTAAAAGATAAAATTACTAGTATAGATGATGAATTTATTAATGTGCGAAAATCTATAGATGTTAACTTTGTGACATCAATCATCCCCCCAACATCACCTACAATAACAACACACATAAAAGCAATAGTCAAAGATGAAAATTCTAATGACTTTTATATTATAAGTAAAAGATGTCATGGGAAAGGAAAATATATTTCTCATAGAGTAACAAATGAGGTTTCACCATCAGACTCGAATAACTATGGCGGGGCATCACCTTTTAGGCCTGGAAGTGTATATATGGTAAGTGATGCAGTTATCGCAAAATTATCACCACATACAAAAAGTGACACTGGCGTCTCCCTATCTTCATTTACTGAATCTCAAATAAGTACATTGTATGGCTTTTCTAAAACAGATGACGCTATACACGCGGAAACAGAACAAGGTGATTTCACCCTTAACACACCTCAAGTTTATTCAATTTCCACAAACGCTTATGTAACATATATGTTAACAAATAGCATAGCGCATGTCAGACTTGCATGCTCTAATGCATCAAGTAAGTCAGTAACAATATCAATAAGCAGAAACAACACTGACTGGACAACGCAAAAGATCGTTGACACAAAAATATTACCAGGTGGTCAGCCACCACTTCCTATTGATATTGAAATAAATGGACTTGGAGGAACTTGGTATCTTAAAGTTGAAAATACAGATACGACAACGCTTCAACCTGCAAATCTCGTTGGGCTAAACGTTTTTAGCCTTGGATGTTGTGAATTACTAGATTATGACAATTTTATAGCAACAATAACTCCTTTTGTGAATGGGGGGCCTTCATATTACTTCGGTGGGAATGGAGCAACAGAGTTTGCTGCAAAAGAATTATCAACTGGAAAGTTCTTCGGTACATACCATGGTGGTCATAGTGATTTTCTTCAAAGGTTGAGGACAGAAAATGCATCCTTTAACCTTGATTCTGGTTATGCTCCTAAATTGCTCTTATCAAGGCATGTAACACTACATACAGCATCAACGCTTACAGTTTCGTCATCTACATATAGCTATGTTGCTGAAACTATATTTGGCGATGGAGCAAACGTGACAAATTATGCAATAAATAAAACATCTGGTGATGATATTATTTGCGAGCGCGTGTATACACATATGGCTACGAGCGCAAGGAATTTTAACTGGATTCACCTTCCTATTTTAACAAAAAAAGAAGATGATGGTGATGTTGTTGTTGGCCAATGCGGATTCATGCAGCAGTTTAGAGATATTGATGCGTCAACAATTAATTGTTATTTTTCGCAAGTAAATATGTCAGATAACGGATATGGTGGTGGATATATTTCATTTCAACAAAGCTATAACAAGCAATATTATGGTCCTATATTTTCTTCAGTTAACGGTGCGCGTCTTCCCGAAGGCATGTTTACAACAGGAAAAGAGTTTTTTTAATTTTTAAGGCAAAGCCCTTACAGATAATGTAAGGGCTAAATTAATGCATTATTTTTATTTAGAATAACCATCACTCCACCTTTTCATCAAGCCAGTCCGCCCACCACTGCATCATTTCTCTGCGCTTAATGTAGCGGATGCCTCACTATCACATAGTGATGGTTCATTACTGCTTTGTAGAATTGATAGAGAACTGAGGATAAAAAGATATCCCAAAACCCCAAAATCTCATCTTTAGGATTTGCAGAAAGGGAGGCGTGAACAGATACCTGCGCATGAAGACGGAACTAGTCCAGATGTGATATTTGTGGTGATCACATACATCATTAACGATGCTCGTTATGGTGAGTTTGATGACTACCCGCTGAAGTGAAAATTGTGTTGTGTACCAAATTGCGTACCAAACTAAAATCACAAATCATGAAACCCTTGTTCATGGCGGTTCTCAGGGGTGTTGCGCGTAATCGTGAAACAAAAAGGTAGATTGTTGCTTACCGTCATTCATCATTAGGTTAAATCCGTTATTTCTGCTGTCTGCCAGAGTATCAAATATCACCGTGCTAATCAGCTTTAGCGCAACAATTTGACAGCGAGTGGCAACAGATCATGTCAGATAAAAATGAGAGAGTAGTCACATTTTCTTGCACTTTATTCCAGCCAGTTCATAAGTATTTCCGTAAAAAGAACAGCTATTTGAAACTCCTGAGGGTTTGCTGTTGAAACGCCGTCTTATTATTGCTGCTTCTTTGTTCGTTTTTAACTTATCGTCTGGTTTTGCGGCGGAAAACATTCCTTTTTCACCTCAGCCTCCACAGATTCATGCCGGGTCCTGGGTACTGATGGATTACACCACCGGTCAGATCCTCACCGCGGGTAATGAGCATCAACAGCGCAATCCCGCCAGCCTGACAAAGCTGATGACGGGTTATGTCGTGGATCGCGCTATCGATAGTCATCGCATTACGCCAGACGATATTGTCACCGTGGGGCGCGATGCGTGGGCGAAAGATAATCCGGTGTTTGTCGGTTCTTCACTGATGTTTTTGAAAGAGGGCGATCGCGTATCGGTACATGATTTAAGCCGTGGTTTAATTGTGGATTCCGGAAATGACGCTTGTGTTGCTCTGGCTGACTATATTGCCGGTGGGCAACGGCAGTTTGTTGAAATGATGAACAACTATGCCGAGAAGCTGCATCTCAAGGATACGCATTTTGAAACAGTGCATGGTCTGGATGCACCTGGCCAGCATAGCTCGGCTTATGATTTAGCTGTGCTTTCTCGTGCTATCATCCACGGCGAGCCCGAGTTTTATCATATGTACAGTGAGAAAAGTCTCACCTGGAACGGTATCACCCAGCAAAACCGTAACGGGTTGTTGTGGGATAAAACCATGAATGTTGACGGCCTGAAAACGGGTCATACTTCTGGTGCCGGTTTTAACCTCATTGCTTCGGCTGTAGATGGGCAGCGTCGTCTCATTGCAGTGGTAATGGGGGCTGACAGTGCAAAAGGTCGTGAGGAAGAGGCAAGAAAATTACTGCGTTGGGGGCAACAAAACTTTACTACGGTGCAAATTTTGCACCGTGGGAAAAAGGTCGGTACGGAACGCATCTGGTATGGCGATAAAGAAAATATCGCCCTGGGAACAGAACAAGAGTTCTGGATGGTACTACCGAAAGCCGAAATTCCACATATCAAAGCCAAATATACCCTTGATGGTAAAGAACTCACCGCGCCAATTAGCGCCCATCAGCGGGTAGGGGAAATTGAACTTTACGACCGTGATAAACAGGTGGCGCACTGGCCGCTGGTTACCCTGGAATCTGTTGGGGAAGGCAGCATGTTTTCTCGCCTGAGTGATTATTTCCACCATAAGGCCTGA